GAGTTGCTAGGGACTTATGACCTAGCAATCAGCACTCTATTCATTGGACTTTGGTGCATCGCTGACAAGGACGGGATACTCGAAGACCGTCCGTTACGCATCAAAGCTGAAGTGTTCCCGTACCGTGAAAATATGGACGTTAACGGTTATCTAACGGTGCTGGAGCGCGACGGGTTCATTACTCGGTACAAGGTTGCCGGTGTTGGCTATATCCACATTGAAAACTTTGAAAAGCATCAGAAGCCGCACCATACTGAAATCAGCAAAGGATACCCAAAAAAAGACCAGCAAGATAAGGACGAGAAAAGTAAGGAGGGACTAACACCGTTATCTAACGGTGAAAGTAAGGTGCCATCACGCTCTGATTTATTGATTCCTGATTCTCTGATTCCTGATTTATTGATTGTTGATGATGTTGCTGCGCAACCGCCGGCAACAACAAACACAATGCCAGCTTTGCTTGATGACTATCAGCCAATAGCCATCACCCATGATTGGCTGCCAAACATGCCCGCTAATGACTTCCGCGAGCTGTGCAAAATGCGAGGGGTGAAGGTTGACCCATACGACCCTAGCCGGCTTTCTGAGTTTCGGATGCATTGGCATGGCACTAGCCAGAAGCGTACGCCAAGCCAATGGCTGAACACCTACGTCAAGTCGCTAGTGGCGCAGCAGTCGCTAGAAGCCCGCCAACAAGCCAAGGATGGACATTCTACGAGCTAACCAAGGAAGCCAAAGAGCGGGACGCTGACAAGCGGCTAACGGGACTGGCATCGGCTGACAACGCCACTCTCAAGGCGCTTGGCTTATTGCGGGAAGATGGAACACTCAAGGGGAGCAGCAGATAATGGCAAGCAAAGTGGATTTATTTTTTGAGCTGCTAGGCGCTGTCTATGGCCAGTCAAAGATTCAAGCGCAATGGCCTACCGATAGGGACTTGCAAATAATCAAGGCGCTAGTCGAAGACAAAATAGAATCTCTCGAAGTGCCCGAAATCATGGCCGCCATTGATAACGCCAGAGTGCAAAAGGCCGCCGAGCTGGATGGCTGGGGGTGGCCAGATGTTGACCTGATACTGGCAAGCTGCAAACGCTACGCCAACGCATCGCACCGGGCTTTCCTTCCTGAGCCTGAGCGCAAGATTCTGACGGCGCAAGAGCGCAGCCAGCGAGCTAGGGCGCTGATGGAGGAGCTGAACTAATGGCCTACTTCTCAGACTACGAAACGCGCACAGCAAGACGCGGATCACGGCACAACATCGACCGCAGGCACTACCTTGTAAACGCGCACCAGTACGCAAAAAGCGGGGAGGCGCTGCCGCACTCAAAGCTAACCGCCGAGGAGGTTCGGAAAATACGGATAGCGGCAGACAATGGCATAACAGCAAAATCACAAGCATCGGAATATGGTGTTCATATCCGAACCATCGAAGCAATCAGGAGCTATAAAACGTGGGCGAATATCTAGAGTTTTTGCGCAATAAGGTGAAGCTGGCAGACTTCGGCGGCTTTGAAGTTGAAGACAACGAGATAAACCAAATATTGAAACCGCACCAGCGCGCAATCGTCAAATGGGCAGTTCGTGGTGGCAATCGCGCTATCTTTGCGGCTTTCGGTCTTGGAAAGTCAGTAATGCAAATTGAAACGCTGCGAATCATTCGAAAGATGGCAGGTGGCGATGTTCTAGTTGTGGCACCCCTTGGCGTTAGGCAAGAGTTCCGGCGAGATGGGAAAATGCTTGATGTTGATTTCCAGTTCATAAGAACAAATGCTGAAATGGACGGCGGCGGGTTTTATCTTACCAACTATGAATCTGTTAGAGATGGCAAGCTTGATGTGTCAAAGTTTACGGCAGTTTCGTTAGATGAAGCATCGGTACTGCGAAGCTATGGCAGCAAAACATATCAGGAGTTCTTGCCACTATTCTCAAAAGTCAAATACAAATATGTCGCAACCGCTACGCCATCGCCAAATCGATACAAAGAGCTTATCCACTATGCCGGATTTCTTGGCATTATGGATACAGGACAGGCATTAACTAGATTCTTTCAGCGAGATAGCACAAAAGCAAACAACTTGACACTTTACCCGCATAAAGAGCGAGAGTTCTGGTTGTGGCTTAATAGCTGGGCAATATTCTTACAAGCGCCAAGCGATCTTGGTTTTGATGACGCTGGCTATGATTTGCCGCCTATGGACGTGATTTATCACGAAGTTGAAACAGATCACACTTTGGCCGGTGAGGAAAAGGACGGGCAAGGACTTCTATTCAAAAACACGGCCATATCACTGTCAGGGGCAAGTGCAGAGAAGCGCGACAGCCTCAGCAAGCGCGTTGCTAAGATGGCTGAAATCATAGCAGATGATCCAGATAGCCATTTTATCTTGTGGCATGATTTGGAAGCGGAGCGGCATGCTATACAAAAAGCACTGCCAGATGCCGTAAGCATTTACGGAACTCAAGACATTGACGAAAGGGAACAGAGCATCGTTGACTTTTCAGATGGCAAATTCAAATACCTATCTGCAAAGCCAGTTATTGCCGGGAGTGGATGCAACTTTCAGAGACATTGCCATAAAGCTATATTTGTTGGCATAGGGTTCAAGTTCAATGATTTTATTCAGGCTATACATAGGATTTACAGGTTTTTGCAAGCTGAAAATGTACAGATTCACATTATCTACAGCGAAGCCGAAAGAGATGTACTTAAAACGCTGCAACAAAAATGGGCGCAGCACAACGATATGGTAAAAAACATGAGGTCAGTAATTATGGAACACGGCTTGAACACTTTGAGCATGTCTGACGTATTACAGCGCACTATCGGCGTCGAAAGGCTAGAGGTATCCGGTGACAATTTCAGAGTCGCAAATAATGATTGCGTGCTAGAAGCTAAATCCATGGAAGAAAACAGCGTCGGCCTTATCGTGACCAGCATTCCATTCTCTAACCACTACGAATATACACCTAGCTATAATGACTTTGGACACACTGAAAACAACACGCATTTCTGGAACCAGATGGACTTTTTAACACCAGAGCTTTACAGGATATTAAAGCCCGGCAGAATTTACGCATGCCATGTTAAAGACCGAATTATGTTTGGCAATGTGACGGGTGCAGGATTGCCAACAGTTTCACCATTCCATGCGGAAGCCATATTCCACGGCATCAAACATGGCTTTGATTATCTCGGACTGATTACAGTAGTGACTGATGTTGTGAGAGAGAACAACCAGACTTACAGGCTTGGATGGTCAGAGCAGTGCAAAGATGGCACCAAGATGGGCGTAGGCTCTCCTGAATATGTTGTTTTATTCCACAAGCCGCAAACGGATAGAACTCGCGGCTATGCAGATGAGCCTGTTACTAAATCAAAACAGGATTACACGAGAGCGCATTGGCAGGTAGATGCCCACGCATTTTGGCGTAGCAGTGGAAACCGCATGCTGACAGCGGAAGACCTATCTGGCATGGGGCCAGATAAGCTGGCAAAGGCTTTCACCGAGTACACTCAAAATCATATTTATGACTATGAACATCATGTAAAAGTTGGCGAGGAGTTGGAATTGAGGGGGGCATTGCCATCTACGTTTATGAGTCTTGCGCCGGCTTCACATGATCAGTTCGTGTGGCACGACATCAACAGAATGCGCACATTAAACGGCAATCAGAGCAATAAGGGGCTTCAAAACCATGTTTGCCCGTTGCAGTTTGATATTGTTGACAGAATTATCACTCGCTATAGCAATGAGGGCGATATTGTACATGATCCTTTTGGTGGGCTGATGACAGTTCCATATCGCGCTTTGAAGCTAGGTCGCAAAGCATCAGCCAGCGAGCTAAATACAGGCTACTTCTTTGATGGCGTTCAATACCTGAAGGCGGCAGAAAAAGAAGTTCAGATGCCAGATTTGTTTGCTGCGCTTGATGATATTGATCAGGAAGATGCGGCATGACCAAATGCGCTCGGTGTGGAAAGAAACTGCGCCGAGCGTATCACCACGGCGGCAGGATATACGGGCCAGAATGCATCAAGCTTTACATATTGACCCGCTATGGCCAAAAGGTCAGCGTAAAACCAGCAACCGAAACCGATAACCAACTAGACATATTCGAGGCAAACCATGTACAGAGTTGAATTGATAGCAAAGCAGTCAGTGATGGCCGACATCCGCCAAAGCTGGATTAACAGCGGCAGGGAAGACAATGCCGAGCATGGCGTGTTTGTGTTTGAAAGCGCCGATGATGTTGGGGTGCTTGGGCCTGCCGCGTTTTGCGTTACGGTTGGCAAAAATCGCTTTATCTACAACACGGCAGACTTTTACCGCATCAAGATGACAGAATTGGACGCCAGCTAATGCGCGCAGGGTCTAGCGTGGTCTATAACGGCAAGGCATACACCATCATAGCCGAGTGGGATGCCGACTATATCTATCTGTCCGATGGGAATGGCTTGGAGCTAGTGGCGAAAGAGTGCTGTATATCCGTGCAGTGATTCGGAAAACCACTATACCAACGGAATCCGTCAGCGCGTATCGTGGCCGAAATCGTAGCGAGGCAACACAATGAGTAGTGCAATGGATAGAGTATTCGACCAGATGATGCGTGGCATGGGCGCGGGCAGCACCAAGGAGGACTTGGCAGCGGTCAAGGCTGAAGTGGCCGAGGATAAGCGCAAGCGCATTGAGCTTGATGAGATTAAGGCCATGGTGGCGCGTAGCTGCGCTATTCCACGGCCTGCGCAAAAGCCAGTTTATCGCAGTTTCGAGGAGCGTATGCAGTCTGGCGAGCTTGGGCGGCTTGACTGATATGACAGACGAAACTGAGCAAATGGAAAAGGCGCTCCAATTTATCCGCGACAAGGCCAAAGAAAAAGGCATTCCGCGGGGTGAGCGGATATACCTAGAGGAGTTCCGCAAATCCAAAAAAGCACTGCTCAAAATAGAGGCGCGGCAGAATGGCGTTAAGTCAGACTGCGAGGCGGAGGATTATGCCTATGCGCATCCCGACTATATTGCGCTGCTCACGGCATTGGAAGTCGCAACCAGCAACGACGAAAAGCTGCGGCTACAGATTCTCGCTGCCGAGCTGCGCATTGCCACTTGGCAGACTTATCAGGCTGACGCGCGAGCTGAGCGCAAGGCTTATGGCGCATGAAAATAATCGGCATTGATCCAGGCGTCAAAACTGGCTTTGCTGTCTGGTGTACCGAAGCCAAAAGCCTGCTAGAGGTTGCCTGCTACGACGCTGTAGAGGCTGAGGTCAGGACGTTGCGCTATGGGATATGGTATGACCCTGACGTATATGTGCTATTTGAAGACGCAAGGTTGCGGCGATGGTATGGAACAAAGGGCACGGAAGCCCTGCAAGGAGCTGGCAGCATCAAGCGGGATAGTGCGCGATGGCAGGAGTTTTGCGAGTTCCACAAGCTGCCATACAAAGGACTGCCGCCGGCGAAGGGCGCGACAAAATGGGATGCGGAGCGGTTTGCCAAGGTGACGGGGTGGAAGGCTCGCACGAATGAGCATGCTCGTGATGCAGCAATGATGGTCTATGGGCGCAATGCGATTAAGTTGGGAGGCGATCAATGACACTGACTGCGG